CTGGTGGAACAGATATTAATTTATTTGAAACAAACATAGTTCTAGATACTGAACAAAAACTTATAGACAATGTAAGAGAACTATTAAATCCAATGAGAGCAATATTTACCTATACACAAGGTAAGTATTTCTTAATTATTGAAAACACTGGTTCATCACAATTAAGTTTAAACAAAGATAATATTATCGGTGGTATTAAAATATTTGGTGAGAAGAAAAATACTAAATATAACCGAGTTATAGGTACATTTGTTAATCCTGAAAAAGAATGGCAAGAAGATACAGTATCATTTCCACCAGCAGATGATTCTGGTTTGCCTGTTGAAGATCAATATGCAACATTACTAGCTGAAGATAATGGAACTAACTTAGAAGGTAATTTTACATTTCAAGGAATATCAAATCCTTATCAAGCAGAAGAACTTTGTGAGATTATTTTAAGAAGATCAAGAAATGCTTTAGCTGTAGAAGTAATGGTAACTTCAGAAGCATTAAATTTAACTATTGGAGATTTAGTTGATCTTACTTATACAACAGGTGGATTTAGTTCTAAACTATTTAGAGTTTATGGATTAAGTATAAATACAGATTCTACAGTTTCATTAAAACTTATTGAACATCAAGATAACTTTTATACTTGGTCAGAAAAAGCAGAAGCACCAACAATAGCTGATACAACATTACCAAATCCTAATAATGTTCAAGCACCAGCTTCAGTTACATTAGACGATCAATTAATTGAATACTCAGACGGAGTTGTTATTACAGCTTTAGATGTAACAATAGGTGCATCACCAGATAGCTTTGTAGATTACTACCAAGTAGAATATAAACTAAGCACAGAAACAGATTATATTATTGCTGGGCAAGGTAGAGGATTGACTCAAAGAATACTAAACGTAGTAGATGGATTAATTTATAATGTAAGAGTAAAAGCATTTAATACATTAGGAGTTAGTTCTACTTACACATCTGCAACAAGAACTATTGTTGGTGGATTATTACCACCTGCTAACGTAGAAGATTTTTCTTGTAACATTATTGGTCGTGATGCTCACTTGTCTTGGACACAAATACCAGATTTAGATTTAGCCTATTATGCAATTAGATTTAGTACATTAACAACTGGTGCTGAATGGCAAAACTCAGTTTCACTTGTTGAAAAAGTTGCAAGACCAGCTACTTCAGTTACAGTTCCAGCTAGGATTGGTTCTTACCTAATTAAAGCAGTAGATAAAAATGGAAACTTCTCATCTAATGAAGCTGTAATATCAACTAACTTATTAGAAGTTGGAAACTTTAATGCTGTTGTAACACAAACTGAATCACCTACATTCTCAGGAACTAAAACTAATGTCTATGTTGATAGTGGTGCTTTAAGATTAGACTCTACTGAACTATTTGATTCTGCTACTGGGAATTTTGATTCTGGTACAACTTTATTTGATGCTGGAGTTACGACTTATGATTTATCTCCTAGTGGTTCTTATGAATTTACTTCTCCTATTGACATTGGTGGAAGTTACACAGTTCGTGTAACTGCTTCTCTTACACAAAGTGTGGACAATATAGATAACCTTTTTGATTCTGCTAGTGGTTTATTTGATGATGGTGCTTCTAACTTTGACGGAGATTCTCCTGCTAACTGTAATGCACATTTAGAAATTGCTACTTCTGCTGACAACATAACTTATACTTCATTTAGAAACTTTGTAGTTGGTGATTACACAGCTAGATATTTTAAATTTAGACTAATGATGATTTCATCTGATTTAGCTTCTACTCCAGTTGTATCTGCTTTAAGTGTAACCATTGATGTTGAAGATACTATTCAAAGTGGAAATGATTTAACAAGTGGAACTGGTACTTATACAGTTACCTTTACAAGACCATTTTATTCTGTTAATTATGCTATCGGTATTACTAATCAAGGAATGGCTACTGGCGATTTTTATACTTTAAATAACAAGACTATAAATGGTTTTGATATTGCCTTTAAGAATAGTAGTGGTACTGGAGTAAGTAGAACTTTTGATTATATTGCAAAAGGATTTTGATAGATAGATTATGAAATATATTTTAGGTTATGAAGGTCAATATTCTGTTACTAAAGATGGTAAAGTTTATTCTCATAAAAGAAACAGATACTTAAAACCATCTAATTTAAAAGGTTACAAAAGAGTTAAATTAAGAGATTCTAATAATAATCAACAAAGATCAGAACAATTGGTACATAGACTAGTTGCAAAAACATATATTCCTAATCCAAATAATAAACTAGAAATTAACCATAAAAATAGTATAAGAGATGATAATAGAGTTGAGAATTTAGAATGGTCTACTAGATCAGAAAATAATCAACACGCATGGACTTATGGAAATAAAGTTTATGTTAAACCAAATTATAAAGAATTAAATAGATGAGTCAGCACGATTATGTAATTAGTAACCAAAGTTTTCCAAGTTTTCGTCAAGATTTGAATAATGCACTATCAGCTATACAAACTTGTAACTCAGGAACATCAAGACCAACTGGTGCTGTTGCTGGTCAAATTTGGCTTGATACGACATCAGCAACAACTCCTACTTTAAAATATTATGATGGTGCTGATGACATCTCTTTAGCAACACTTGACCATTCTGCTAATACAGTAAATTGGTTAGACTCAACTGTATCAATAACTGGACTAACAACTACTGCTACTGGAACTGTTTTAACACTTTCAGATTCTTCTCTTACTTCTTCTGTTAATTTAATTTTACAAAATCAAAAAGAAATTCGTTTTAGTGAAACGACTGCTAATGGAACTAACTATGTTGGCTTTAAAGCACCTGCTAGTTTGAGTGCTGATAAAATTTGGGTTCTTCCTTCTGCTGATGGTACTGCTGGTCAGTTCTTAAAGACAGATGGTGCTGGGAATTTAAGTTTTGATTCTTTGAGTTTCGCCACACCTTTAGCTGTAATTGGAAATGCTACTGCTGGTTCTGAAATTAGATTGCCTGAAGATACTGACAATGGTTCAAATTATGTTGCAATAAAAGCACCAGATACTTTAGCTTCAAATTTAACTTTAACTCTACCAAGTGCAGACGGAACTTCAGGTCAAGTGCTTCAAACAAATGGAAGTGGGGTTTTGTCGTTCAATACGATTTCGGCAGGAATTACAGAAGCAGACCAATGGAGAGTTACAGCAAACATAACAGCAGACACAAATCCAATAAGTTCTAATCTTGAAAGAGTTGATAGTAGTGGTCAAGGAATATTAGGAACTGGAATGTCAGTTAGTTCTGGGACTTGGACTTTTCCAACCACAGGAATATACTTAGTTAGATTTTCATCAAGTGCTTTTACTGCTGGTGCAGATAATGTAGCTTTAGTTATATATGTAACAACAAATAATTCAACATATACAGGTGTGGCTTATGCTTTTGGTGGTCAGGATTCTGCAAATGATATAAATTTAAATCTTGAAAGTTTAGTAGATGTTACAAGTGTAGCAAATGTTAAAGTGCGATTTGAAGTATATAGTGTTAGTGCTGGTTCGGGTCTTTTTGGTAGTACTTCTGAGAATCGTACTTATTTTACATTTATAAGATTAGGAGATACATAAGATGAAAGACTATTTACAATTAGCTTTAGCATATTTTAACATTGGAAAATCTCAATGGTATGGTTGGAGAACGCATGATGATAACGGAAATAAAATTCCTAACGAACAAAGAATGTGTTACGATTTCTTAATTCTTAATGATGAGACAGCTATTATGCCAACTAAAGCAGAAGTAGAAAATAAAATACAAGAATTAAAAGATTTAGAAGTTGCTGAAAAATCTAGAAAAGAATCAGCTATTGCTAAGTTAAAAGCACTTGGTTTAACTGAAGAAGAAGTTAAGTCTATTCTTTAGGATATTTGGCTTTAATAGCTAAACAATCAGCAATATACTTATCTATTTGTGCTTGGTCGCCTTTAACAATACCATCTAAATAATCTTTAAAGTCAGGGTATTCGTTTGATCTATTTTCTTTAACTAGGTTTAATCTTTCAACTTCATTAGCTTGTGTTTCTAATGCGTTAAGTTGAGCAATAGTTGGTTGTGCAATATCTAAGTTCCATTCTTTAATATAAACTCCATTACCATCATCTTGAAGTTTAACTTCATTTAAGAAATCTACTTCTTTGTTTGCGTATAATTCTATTTTAGTTGATAAGTTTATCATAATTATTCTATTAGTTTAAATCCTGAAAATACACATTTGTCTCCTCTAAGAGGTCTAGAGGTTGTGTCATTATGATAAAAATAAACTTCATAATAATCTGTTGATACACAGCTATCTATAATTGAAGTTTGTAGTGCAATTTCATAAGTACCAGAATTAGAAATAGATTGTGCACCAAATGCAGAAGCACCACCATTTTTATATATATTAATAACTAAAAATTTTTGGTCTGATAAAGTTTCTAGTATAAGTTTTGCATTTAAAAATACTTTTCCAGTAAAATTTACTGTAAATCTACTTGATGCAAAAAGACTTCCAGTATCTATATCTTCTGTACCAAAATTTATTTTAGTCCAAGTAGTCGCAGAAACAGATTGGTCTGATGAAGATTTAGCAACAAAAATTGGAGTATTCGTGGCAGAAGAACTTGCAAAGCTTAAAACCCCACTTCCATTTGTTTGAAGGAACTTATGCTTTTGGAAATCTATTTTTTACAGATTCTATTGAATTAAGCCAATTCTCAGTACCATTAACTTTATCCCAGTATAGCATATCAAGTTGGTCAGGTATGGAAGGGTATTGTCGGTCTCGCTGATATTGTTTGGCTTCGTATTCTGCTTGAAGTTCTATTTGTTTTTCAAGGATTTGATTAGAAGGAATAGGTGTAGTTCCATTGTGCCAAGTGATTTGGTTTATATCTTCAGCATTAACACTAACTTCTGCATTAGGATTTATTGCTTTAATTGCTTTTGCTATATCAGTCATATTAACCTTTAACTTCCATTACTGTTATTGATGATGCTGTTCTTCCAGCATAAACTGAGGTATCTGAAAGATTTCTATTTATATAAGCAGTTCCTGCATTAAAATTTTTTATTTGAAGTTTATAGGTAATAGAAGATGTAGTTGCAGGAGAGTCTAATACACAACCTAAAGAAGGAACATTTCCAAAGTAATGCTCTCCTTGATCATTTCCACCACTATAAGTGTGTGCAAGAACTCCATTAGCACCTGAACCACTACCTATTTCAGTTGAATCTCTAAAAAGTTTAACCCATGGAATATCTGTACCAGTTACATTTCCTAAAAAAACAAAAACTAATATTTTATTTGAAGCAGAAGATGGTGTTATAGATACAGACATTCCAGTTATATCTACATAACTTGTTGAAGTTGTACTAAATACATCATCTTTAAAAACTTGTAAAACTTGTATTACCTGACCAGCACTAGCACCAATGCCAGAAACCAAATTAGCTTTAGTCATTTTTCTTACAGCAGTTGCACTGTCATCATAAATTAAAACCAAATCTGAATCTGCAATACTTGTTTCAACAGTTGCCCCAGTAAAAGAAGTCGTGGGCAAATCACTACTGAACGACAAATTCCCAGCACCATCTGTCTTTAAGAACAAGTGTTTTGACTTTTTCTAAAATCTTTGACATAACAAATACATGATATATTTCATTATTGGACTAGTGCTTGGCTTATACGCAGAATGGAAGTGGGAGATAGCTAAGTACATTATTGAATCAGTTAAAGAACATTTAAACATCAAGTAATTGAAATTCTGCAAAGACTACCTATATACCTTGCATGGTATATACGACTGACGAAAATAACTTTTACACAAAGGAGAACTCAATGTTAAATTATTCTGACATTAAGAACTACTGGTCTAAATTCTACGCAGATGCTTTTGAAGATGCAAAATCATTTTGGAAGAACTACGCAGACACAGTAGAAAAATTCTACAAAAAATAACTTTATTAAAACATAATAGTTTGATATTAGTGCATAAAATTTAATGTGCATTTTCAAACTTTGGATTGGTGGGTGTGTCTTGCTAAAGTCTTGCAAATGCGAAAAAGACAATGGCAAGAACACAGAACGAAGAACTAATATCTTTAAAGGGACATATCACAGGAATTAAGAGAGAAGTTAAATTACTTGGTTGCTCAGTATATAAGCTAGAAAAGAAACTA